GGAGGTAAACGCTGATGATAGCAATTAAAACCGACATAGAGAAAATGCCCGAATATTGTGATGATTGTAGATGGTATGGTTGTAGACCTCATCCGATGAAAGGGTGGTCGGATTTATGCGAATTGATGAATCAATGCCTTGATGATGACCAAGAAGAAGGTTGGATATATGACGGAAATGGTAGACCAAAGAATTGTCCGTTAGTGGAGGTAAATGCTGATGTGTAGATATTGGTGTTCTAAATGTGAATATATGTATTGGGGCAAAGGAATAAATTATAAAGGCGGTCTATACTGCCCATACTGCTATAAACAGATTAGATACAAGAAATTTGAAGAGGAGGTAAATGCTGATGAAAAAGAGTGATTTTGAAGATTTTATGGACAAGGTATCAGATGGCTTCTATATAGCCTTAATAATTATCGGCATTATAGCCTTGATTCTGCTATGTATCCTTAAAGTATGGGTAATAACAGAATATGGGGATATGCCTATAACGGAAGTTCCTTCTTGGGCTGTTCCTTGGTTGGGAGGTGGAGCATGAAAGAGATATGCGGAAATTGTAAGGAGAATGAGGAGAGATAGTATGGGTAGCAATATAATAAGCAATATGAAATGTCCTGTATGTGGGAACAAGACTAAAACGATTGATTCCAGAGGATGCGATGAAAGAAAAAAAGTGAGAAGAAGGAAAATGTGCCTTACTTGCGGTCATAGATTCAGCACTATTGAAATGCCAGAAGAGGCTTATGAGAATGCAATGAGTTGTTTGAAAATTATCAATATAATGAAGGATGTGGTGGAAAAAAATTAAAAAATATGATAAAATAATTAGAGGTGGATATGGATAATAGGACTATAAATGAGCATTATGCAGAGATAGGAATGGAACTTATCCAGACAGAGGAATCCCTTTTAGATATCAAAAACAGCGATATAACAATCGTATATCTTTCTTCAGATGCCAAGAAGATGGAAAAGGGAAATGCCGTACTTGGTCAATGCGAAAAAATAGCTGATAAGTACAAATGGGGAATGCCCTGCGATATGACCATTACTATATTCGAGCCTAACATCGTTGGGTTTACAGAGGAACAGATTAAGATTCTGATTTTCCATGAATTACTTCATGTGGGAATCGGATGCAATAAGGATAACTCTGAATCATACTTTGTTAAGCCACATGATTTGGAAGATTTTAAGGAGATAATAAACAGATTCGGAACTGATTGGAATGAGGTGAGGTTTTAATGGCAAGAAATGATGATAATCTGAAACCATTAAGCACGGAGAAAGCACGAGAAATAGGTTCGAAGGGTGGAAAGGCATCTGTAGAGGCAAGAAGAAAGAAGAGAGACCTGCGATTGGCATTAGAAGCCTTGCTTGAATCTGATGTTAAGAAGAAGGACTTAAGTGGCAAGGAACAGAATATGAGTGTTGCTGAAGCAATGTCATTAGAGCAGGTCAGAAAGGCTCTTAAGGGCGATTCAAAGGCTTATGAGATAATAAGGGATTCGAGTGGACAGAAACCTATTGAGAAGATACAGGTCGCAGAAGTGGATGCGGACGTTATAAACGAAGTTGAAAAAGCGGTTCTGGAAGATTGAAAAGTGGCACTCCCTACCGTTTGCACAGGGAAAAGAAAGACAACAGGAGGTTATCATTTCAGATATGCTAACGAGAGAACAAGCAATTGACCTGCTATTGAATAAACCGTTGAAATATGCTCATATGATAGGCTTCACAAAGATGCAGGAACTGAATGAAGAATGGCTAAAGGATATGATGCCATCCAAAGGAAAAAAGGATGCATCCTTGCAAGCACATCGTTTATCTTATAAGACTACCTGCGTGTCGATAACCTTGGCAAGAATTATTATTCTGCTACCCAACAAGAGAACCTTATTCCTGCGTAAGACAGATTCTGACATAAAGGAGATAATAAGGCAGGTAGAAAAGATATTATTAGACCCACATACGCAATATTTAGTTCAATGTATATATGGTGTTAGTTTGAAGTTGAGTGTGTCGAATATGACCGAGATATCAACCAATCTAACTACGGATATAAGAGGTACTTCACAGCTTGTTGGGATGGGAATTGGCTCTTCTCTCACAGGAAAGCACTTCGACTATATTTTCACAGATGATATAAGCAATATCAATGACAGGTTATCCAAGGCAGAACGAGAGAGAACCAAGACTGTATATCAAGAATTGCAGAATATTAAAAATCGAGATGGAAGGATATATAATACTCTTACACCTTGGCATCCAGATGATGTAGCATCTATTATGCCAAAGGCAAAGAAATACACCTGTTACGAAACAGGATTGATAAGCGATGAAGAAATTGCAGATATAAAGAGTAAAATGATTCCATCACTCTTCTGTGCAAACTATGAATTGAGACATATCGCATCCGAGGATGTAATCTTTGCAAATGCCAAGACAGGAGCAGACCCAAGTCTGATTGAGCAGGCTAAGTATAGCCACATAGATGCATCTTATGGTGGAGAGGATGGAACAGCATTCACGATTGCAAAGAGGCAGGAAAAGACCTTATATGTATTCGGAAAGCTATATCATAAGCACGTTGAAGATTGCATGGATGAGATAATCAAGTACAAAGACGGATTCATGGGTAATAAGATATGGTGCGAGGATAATGGAGATAAGGGATATCTTGCCAAGGAATTCAAGAAGAAAAATCAGAGGGCGGTGACATACCATGAATCCATGAATAAGTTTCTCAAGATTACAACCTATCTCAAAGGAGAGTGGGATAATATTGTATTCGTAAAGGGAACGGATGAGGAATACATTCAGCAGATATTAGATTACAACGAAAATGCCGAACATGACGATGCACCAGATTCGCTTGCATCGATTTGCCGTTTAATGTATAGTAAACCTAGCGAGGAAACAAGAAAGATTCCGCAGATGTATGACGGAAAGAGAAGGATTTAAGGAGGAACATAATGCACTCATATCAAGATTTGCTACAAGTTGGCGATAATGAACAGGCAAGGATGAACTTCATCCGAGAGGTAATCAACTCGCATAAGACATCTAAACTATACGCAGATGCTCTAGTTGCAAAAAGATACTTCAGAAAGCAGAATCAAACTATCATGGATTTTCAGAAAATCTTATATACAGTAACAGGCGAGGCGATTCCAGATAATTATTCTGCTAATTATAAGTTAAGAAGTCAGTTTTTCAGAAAGTTTATTATGCAGGAGAATTCCTATCTGCTATCAAATGGAGTCAGTTGGAACAATGCTGATACAGGAAAAAAGTTAGGGAGCAAAAGGAAATCATTTGATATTCAGCTTATGAAGGCAGGACTCAAGTCATTATGGGGAGGAGTATCATTTGGATTTTGGAATTTTGACCATATTGATATTTTTGACGTTCTGGAGTATGCACCATTATGGGATGAGAATGATGGTGCAATGAAGGCAGGTGTCAGATTCTGGCAGGTGGATACTACTAAACCATTAAGAGCCACCTTATATGAGATGGATGGATATACAGATTATATCTGGAACAAGGTTGAAAATAATGGTAAGGTTGATTTTGAAGGACAGGTTCTATATGAAAAGAGAAAGTATATCCAGATAGCTGTTACAAGTGAAGCAGATGGCACAGAGATTCTTGATGGGGTAAATTATAATGGATTTCCTATAGTGCCCCTATGGGCAAATGAAGAGCATCAGAATGAGTTAGAGGGATTAAGAGAGCAGATAGATTGCTATGACCTTATCAAGAGTGGATTTGCAAACACAGTTGATGAAGCAAGCTATATCTATTGGGCAATTCAGAATGCAGGTGGCATGGATGATATAGACCTTGCCAATTTCGTGGAAAGGATGAAAACTGTCCATGCAGGACTCGTTGAAGATTCCAATGCCAGAGCAGAGGCACATACCATAGAAGCACCATATGCGAGCAGAGAAGCACTTTTGGACAGGTTAAGAAGTGACCTGTATGAAGATGCTATGGCACTTGATACGAAAGCAATACAGGGCGGTGCAATAACAGCCACACAGATTAAGTCTTCATATGATGACCTTGACAAAAAAACAGATGAATTTGAGGGATGTGTCACAGAGTTTGTTGATGGCATCCTTGCACTTGCAGGTATAGATGATGAGCCTACGTTTACTAGGTCAAGGATTGTAAATGTTACAGAAGAGATTCAGACTATAGTATCAGCAGGAACATATCTTGAATCATCATATGTGACAGAGAAAATCCTTACTCTGTTGGGCGATGCAGATAAGGCAGAGGATATGATTAAACAGATGGATGCGGATAATATAAGACCATTAGGAGAAGAAAATGGCGAGGAAAATAACGTATAAGTCTGATATAGGCAATAATGAAACCGAAAAGACTCTTGAGGAACTTGAGAAGAAAATCCGAAAAGAATATACACAGGCAACCAAGGAAGTAGAAGCCAAAATAAAGGATTATCTTGAAAGGTACGAAAAGAAAGACAGCATCCGACAGGGATATCTTGAAAAACAGCTTGAGAAGTACAATGCAGGGGAGATTTCATTCGATGAATATAAGAAGGCACAGAATGAATACAAGCAATGGAAGATAGGTCAGATTGCTGTTGGCAAAAGATGGGAAGAGATGCGTGATACACTTGCAGAGGATTTGACGGATACTTATTCCAAGGCGAGAGGGATGATAGAAGGGTATATGCCAGAGGTATATGCCCTTAATCATAATTACGCAACTTTTCAAGTAGAATCACAAAGCAAGGTCAATACATCTTACTCGTTATATGATGCTCATACTGTGGAGAGACTTGTTAAGAAAAATCCGAGGCTATTGCCAAATTATAAATTTGGTTCAGTAACTTATGAGAGAATGCGTCAAAAAAATCTGCGATGGAATCAGCAACATATCACTTCTGCGATAACTCAAGGAATACTGCAAGGCGAATCAATTCCCAAGATTGCAGAACGAATGCGAAATGCAGGATATATGGAATACAAGGCATCCATCAGAGATGCAAGAACATCCATCACATCAGCGCAGAATTCTGGGCGAATAGAAGCAATGCATAGAGCAAAGGATTTGGGCATCAGCATGAAAAAACAATGGCTTGCTACCATAGATGATAGGACAAGGCATGAACACAGGATGCTTGATGGAGAACGTGAAGAAATAGATGAACCATTTAAGATTGATGGGTATGAGATAATGTATCCTTCCGACCCATCAGCAGAACCAGAGATGGTTTATAATTGCAGATGCACTATGGTGTCTGTGTTTGATGGATATGACAAGAAGATAACTGATTTTGACATCGATGAAAGGCTTGGGGATATGACCTATGATGAATGGAAAGAATCAAGGGATATAAGGTCAGACCCTATTGATAAGCAGGAAAGACAGGGCGAAGCGATGAGAAGGAAATACAACGAAGATTACAGGAGGATGAGAGAATCATGATTATATCTGATATTGAAATTCGAGACCATTCTGCTGAAATCATTGCGGAAATTAAATCCAAGATGCCTGTTATCCTTGAAATGCTTGGACAAGCAGGAGAAAACAATGCCAAATTTGAAATAACAGCCTTGGGTGCTGTTGATACAGGTAACTTGAGGAATAGTATCAGCCATGCAGATGATGGAACATATGCTTACATCGGAACAAATGTAGAATATGCTCCGTATGTTGAGTTGGGAACAGTAAGGATGCCAGAGAGACCATTCTTGAGGAATGCTGTTTTAGGACATCAAGAAGAATATAGAAACATCATGGAAGAAGGCTTAAAAAATTAAGTAGACATAACAAAAATTCTTTGCTATATTACAAAAAGAGAGGGTATCAGAGACCGATACCGACAATATATCTGAATGGCAGAGAAAGCCACCGATAGAAAGGAAGAAATATTATGGCACTTACAAATGCGAATGTAAAAGAAATCTTATCCAAGGCAGGAGTAGACAGCGAACACATGAAAGATGCTGTCAATGAAATCATCGAAGGACATACCACATCAATCGAGGCTTTAAGAGAAGAGAGAGACATTTATAAGGCACAGGCACAGAAAGCCGAAGAACTTCAGAAACAGCTTGAAAAAGCGCAGAAAGACCTCAAGGATGCCACTAGCGATGAGGCTGAAAATAAGTACAAGACCAAGTATGAGATGCTGAAAGAAGAATACAAAGAATACAAGAAGGGTATCGAGGAAAAGGCTACAAAAGACAGCAAGTCGAAAGCATACAAGGAACTTCTGAAAGAGGCAGGTATATCTGATAAGAGGATAGAATCTGTTCTTAAGGTATCTGATATTGATTCTATTGAGTTTGATGATGATGGAAACATCAAGAACAAAGATGAACTTCTGAATGGCATCAAGGAAGAGTGGAGCGATTTCATACAGACCGCAGGAGTACAGGGAGCAAACACAGATAATCCACCTGCAAATACAGGTGGGCAGACAATGACGAAGGAAGATATCATGAAGATTAAGGATACTTCTGAACGTCAGAAGGCAATTAAGGAAAATATTGAATTATTCAGAAAATAGGAGGGAAAAAATATGCCTGCTAAAGAAAACACAACAACTACATCAAATTTTGAAGTAGAAGCAAGAGAAATTGATTTCGTCACGAGATTTGCAGATAATTGGGATTCCTTAAGAGAAATCCTTGGTATTATGAGACCTATTAAGAAGGCAAATGGAACACAGCTTGCATCCTATACTGCATCGGTTGAACTTGAGGATTCAGTTGGCGAAGGTGTGGAAATTCCATATTCACAGGCAACTGTAACTGAAGCATTCAAGGAAGATATTAAGGTTGAAAAATATGCAAAGGGTGTTTCAATCGAGTCTATCAATAAATATGGTGCAGATATTGCGATTCAGAAGACAGATGAAGCATTCCTTAATGAGTTACAGGGCAAGGTTCTTGATTCATTCTATACCTTCCTTCAGACAGGACAGCTTACTGATTCATATGGTACATTCCAGATGGCTGTTGCAATGGCGATAGGTAAGGTTATCGATAAGTTCAAGAAGATGCGTAAGAACGTGACAGAGGTTGTTGTATTCGTAAATACACTTGATGCTTATCAGTATCTGGGAGCATCTGAAGTATCTCTTCAGACAGCATTCGGAATGCAGTATGTAAAGGATTACATGGGTGCAAGCACAATGATTCTTTCATCTGAAATTCCAAGTGGTAAGGTTATTGCTTGCCCTGCTGAAAATATTGACCTTTATTACACAGACCCTGCTGATTCGGATTATGCAAAGGCAGGACTTGTATATAGAACAGATGGTGTTACAAACCTCATCGGATTCCATGTAGAGGGTAATTATAAGACAGCAGTTGGAGAGTCATTTGCTCTCATGGGAATGAAACTTTGGGCAGAATATCTTGACGGAATCGCAGTCATTACTGTTAGTTCAAACAACACACCATCAGATGGTGGAAATGATTCAGAAGGTTAAATAATAAAGCAGGGGTGGTAACATCCCTGCTATAATTAGAGGTGTGATATGACAGAGGTGTTTCAGTATTTGAGAAATTGGTTTGACAGAAATCAGCCGAAGTATTATGGGAAATTTATAATAGAAAATGGTGCTTTGGTTGGCGATTATAAGATTGCTACAGGTCAGTTTTATCGAATCATAGGAAGTGCCTTAAATGATGGAGTCTATAAGTATGGCGAGGAAGGATTGACAGATGAAACCTTTGAAGGTGCAATCTGGCTGATGGCTGTTCCAAAGGATGTAAGGATGCTCGTCACAGAAATAAAGATGTGGCAGGAAAAGTATGGCAACCTTGATTCAGAGAATATGAGTCCATTCCAGAGCGAAAGTTTTGGTGGATATTCCTATTCAAAAGCAAGTGGAAGTTCAGCATCAGCATCATCCGTACCAACTTGGCAATCAGTATTTGCTGATAGGTTAGGGAGGTATAAAAAACTATGAGTTTATTAGACAAAGCATTTGAGAGTTATATCATCCTTAATGCACAGAAGGTTAATGACGGATATGGCGGTACTGTTACAACATGGACAGAAGGTGCAAAGATTCAATGTGCCATGCAGTTCAATAATTCGATTGAGGCGAAGATAGCTGATGCGCAGGGTGTTTCATCGGTCTATACGTTAACCACAAGAAAGAACGTGACATTACAGTATCATGATGTTCTGCGAAGAGTGAGAGATGGGAAGATATTCAGAATTACTTCTGATGGCGATGACCTATACACTCCAGAGAGCGCAAGTCTTGATATGAGAAATGTATCTGCCGAAGAGTTTGTTTTACCGCAGTAATATGATATAATAAAGGCATGAAAAATTATTGTGTTTATTGTCATACAAACAAAATAAATGGTAAGAAATATATAGGGATAACAAGCCAAAAGCCAGAATATAGGTGGAAGAATGGCGAGGGATACCGAAATAATATATATTTTTACCGAGCCATCCAAAAAGATGGGTGGCATAATTTCACACATGAAATATTATATACGAATCTGAAAAAGGAAGATGCCGAAAAATTAGAAATAAGACTTATCGAAGAATATGAAACAAGGTTTAATCAAAAAGGATACAACATTGAATCTGGTGGGAATGTAAAAAAAGATATTTCTTTAGAAACACGAAAGAAAATAAGTGAAAAGAAAAAAGGATTTAAACATTCTGATGAAACAAAGAAAAAGATAAGTCAAGCAAAGAAAGGCAAAGAAAGCCCTTTAAGAGGAAAGAAGATGTCGGAAGAAGCTATTAAGATAAATAGCATCTCACATATTGGTCAAAAGGCATGGAACAAGGGCAGACCCTGGACAGATGAAGAAAAAGCAAAATGTGGAGGCAAAGCAGTTATGTGTGTTGAACTTAACAAAGTATATAGAACAGCACATGAGGCAGGGAAAGACCTTAATTTGGATTTTTCAAGTATATGTAAATGCGTAAAAGGTAAAGCAAACACAGTTGGTGGATACCATTGGATATCCGCAGAGGAATGGGAGTTACCAAATGGATAAAGAACAAGCATTAAATAGCTTTTGGAATAGTTTTGATGTTCCTGCATATGATAACCATACAGTTCCCACAGATGAAGAAATGAGAAACATGGGAATAACTCCATTTCCAAGAATAACCTATGATGTTACTGTAAATGAATTTGGAACACCAACCTCATTATATGGCTCAATTTGGGCGAAAGACACAGGATGGGGCAATATTACCAACATTGCTCACAAAATCGATTCTCGCCTGTCTGAAGGTGGCCAGATGGTGTCTTATGATGGCGGTGTGTTATGGATAAAGAAGGGGAATCCATTCCAACAGAGAATGGGAGACCCAGATGATACTATTAGACGAATTATAATCAATATAGAAGTAGAATATTTGGAGGGTAAAAGATGATTTTTACAAAGATTCCAGAGGATACATTTAAAAATATTCAGCTTAATGCAGGTATTATTTGCGACAGTTTTAATCCACAGACAAGACAGGTAGGCAATCTGTTAGGTGCAACTACAGGCGATATAAACTTTACTGCCGACCCAACCTTTGAGGATTTCGGAGAAGATATAAATAACTGTCCAAAGAATACTCTTGAACTGAAGAAGCTGACAGAGTGGGCTGTTGCTCTTAGTACAACTTTCGTTACTCTGACTACAGGTCTTGCAAAGAAGCTTATCGGAGCAGGTGATATCAGTGGTTCAAAGATAGTTCCAAGAAATGATATTCTCGCAACTGATTATGAGGATATATGGTGGATTGGAGATTATTCTGATAAGAATACAGGCGAGGATGCAGGATTCTGTGCAATACATATGATGAATGTTCTCAACACAGGAGGATTCCACCTTACATCAACTGATAAGGGAAAAGGTAATTTCGATTGTAATTTCGAGGCTCATTATTCGATGAATGCGCAGGATACAGTACCATTTGAAGTGTACGTTGTACAGGGCGGTTCATCTACTCTTGGAAGTATCCTTTTCAACACTCACACACTTGAGGTTGAGGCAGAAGGCACAGCAACTATTCGTGCATCGGTTGAACCATCTAATGCGGAAATCACATGGACATCAAGCGATAGTTCAGTTGCGACAGTTTCAAATGGAGTTGTAACAGGAGTTGCAGAAGGAAATGCCATCATAACAGGTTCTATCACAGTTGATGGAGTAACTTATGATGATACTTGCACAGTAATAGTAACAGGAGCAGAGGGATAATATATGAAAAAGCTATCAGAGTTTAAAGATGATGAGGCTATGGATGTTCTGGCTGAAATACTAGAACCTGCATACAACCTTATAAAAGATAATGATTTCAAAGTAGCGATGAGGGGCGATAAGGAAAAGGGAATCCTTCCAAATCGATTAGATGCGGTTAAGGTGGCTGTCACAAAACACAGAAAAGATGTAGTTAAGATGATGGCGGTGCTTAATGAAACACCTGTTGAGGAGTTCCATTATAATCTTCTTACCCTGCCAACCATGATGCTTGAAATGCTTAATGATAAGGAATTGATACATTTTTTTTCCTACAAGAGCGAGACGGATTTAGAGACACCTTCTGGCTCTGCTATGGAGAATACAGAGGAAAGCCAAAGCATTTCTTAAACTATGTCATAGCAAAGTATAATAGCCATGTAGAAGACGATATATTCAGACACTACATGGCTAATATAATATATTGGCAAGGACAAGGCAAAACTCTGATACAGACTTATGATGAATATAGGCATCCGAAACCTGTTGATAATAGAACAGGCGATGAGATTGCTATAGACATCATAAATAAATTAGGATTAAGATTGGAGTAATGATATGGATGTATTTGATTTAGTAGCAAAACTATCATTAGACCAAAGCGAATATGAAAAAGGATTAAATGACGCTAAAAGCACTGCTGAAAATAAAGCGAGTGCTTTTGGTGGTGTGCTTGGAGGCATTGGCAAGGTAGCAGGAGGCATGGCAAAAGCCACTGCGGTTGCTGTTGGAACTGTAGCCACAGGAATAGGGGCATTAACCGCAGGGGCGGTCAAGAACTATTCGGATTTTGAGCAACTTGCAGGTGGTGCAGAGCTTATGTTTGGAGAAGCATATGACTTCATCATGGAGAAGTCGAAGAATGCATATGCTACTGTTCAAATGAGTCAGAATGATTATCTTACACAGGTCAATGGCTTTGCAACAGGACTCAAAACTGCTCTTGGTGGAAATGAACAGGCTTCTGCGGAACTTGCTGATAAGATTATTCAAGCAGAGGCTGATATCGTATCAGCAACAGGTAACACACAAGAAAATGTTCAAAATGCATTCAATGGAATTATGAAGGGCAACTATACCATGCTTGATAACCTTCAGATTGGTATAACACCAACCAAGGAAGGAATGCAGGAAGTCATTGATAAGGTCAATGAATGGAACGAGGCACAGGGCGAGGCTTCTAATTATACTATAGACAATTTGGCAGATTGTGAATCGGCAGTGATTGACTATATAGAAATGGTTGGAATGTCTGGATATGCACAAGAAGAGGCTTCTAAAACCATACAAGGTTCTCTGGCTTCAATGCAGGGTGCATGGCAGAACCTTTTGACAGGATTGGGAGATAGTGAGGCTGATTTAGGTCAGTTGGTGGATAATGTGGTTGATTCTGCATCAACACTTGTAGGCAATGTTCTTCCTATTGCTGAAAAGGCTGTTGAAGGGGCAGGAACAATGATAGAGAAGATTGTTCCTAAAATTATGGATGAAGTTCCTAATTTAATCAATAATGTTCTTCCAAGCCTATTAGAATCAGCTTCAAGTGCAGTTGAGTCTATAATTAGTAGTTTATCTGAAAACAAAGACTCTATAGTTCAAGGTGCAGTGAGCATTATCAATACCTTGGTTGACTCGATAACAACACTTGCTCCAGAACTACTAGGAGTTGGACTCGAGGTTATAGTAAGCCTTGCAAATGGTATTTCATCAGCCCTTCCTACTCTGATTCCTACAATTGTTTCGGTTGTCTTACAGATTGGACAAACATTGATTGAACACCTTCCAGAACTTATCCAAGCAGGATTGTCGATTGCGATGGGACTGCTTCAAGGTTTAATTGAGGCAATTCCTCTGATTGTGGATAGTCTTCCAACCTTAATTGATGCGATTCTCACTACATTGATTGACAGTGCAGATTTGCTTCTTGACGGTGCGTTACAGATGTTCATGGCTATTGTGGATGCAATTCCAGATATAATTGATGCGGTTGTCAATGCCCTACCACAGATTATTGACAGTATTGTCAGATTTTTGACAGGAGACGGATTGCCAAAGATTCTGAACGGAGCGATTCAGATGCTTATGGGTATCATACAGGCTATTCCAACCATAGTATCAAGCCTTGCATCAGCATTGCCATCTATCATTTCAACTTTGGTTACTTTTTTTGTAAATTCAGTACCGCAGATTTTATCAGCAGGAGTGCAGTTATTAGGTGGACTTTTGAAAGCTATTCCTCAGATAGTGAGTTCGCTTGCATCTGCCATTCCAAGCATAGTGACAGCGATAGTTACACCACTTCGTAGTGGACTTGGCAATCTGGCAAGCATGGCATTAAGTTGGGGTGGCGATATGGTCAGAGGCTTCATAAACGGAATCACAAGCAAGCTGTCAGCACTCAAGGATAAGGTCAAAGGAATGGCTGATACAATCAAGAGTTATCTGCATTTCTCAGAGCCAGATGTTGGACCTCTGTCAGACTTCCATACTTATGCACCAGATATGATGGATTTATTCATGAAGGGCATTACAGATAACGAGGATAAACTTGGAAGAACAGTAAGTGATGCATTTGATTTTAAAGATGCGATGACAGCACCAGAGTGGGATACAAGCAGAATCACTAAAAGTTCTGCAAATACTAATGATTACAATGCCATTAAGAAGGCTCTTGGAGAAATAAACATAACACTATATAACACTACAGAGATAGATGGACAGGCTATCAAGAAGGATGTTTATAAATACACAATAACAAGAATGGGCGATGAGACTAGAGCGGTCAAAGTTGCTAGAGGAGGATTCTTCTGATGAATATTACATATAACAACACTACACCCGAAGATTGGGATGCGTGGCTTGCTACAAGACCTGTAATCACACCATCAGAATTAGATGTTGATAGATATTCGGTTGCAGGAAGAAATGGAGAGCTGATTGGAAATTATCAGACAAGAGGTAATGCAAAAATAACATTCAAACTCCATCAAAAGAGAAACCCAAATAATCTTGAGAAGGTTGTAGCATGGTTAAGAGTGCCACATGGTAAGCTTATTATGTCGGATGATGCGAATTTCTATTATGAGCCTGTACTATGCAAAACAAATTCTTATGAGAATAAGGCAGACACATACAAGAGGATAGAAGTAGAAATGGAAGTCTATCCATTTAAGTATAGAGTTGTACCGACTTACAATAATACAACTATCAATGCTAATACTGTAACCACCTTATCAGTTGATTCGGATACTTGCGAGCCGAT